TCAACGGTGTAAATCTAGGTGGTGTTACCGGCACAAATGACTTTGTGGTGAAGGTGGCATCAGTTAACGGCTCAGGCGGTATCTTGAAGGTTGCAGAAGCAACTACTAGTGACACGCCGGCATTCGTTTATGAAGTGCAGTTGAGCAATTGGGTAGAGTTTGCATACACTGCTAACGAAGGTGCTCCAACAGAGATTCCTGCTACTGGAACTAATTGGTTCTATAGCGTAGTCGATGAAGTAGACATCATGGTTAGAACAAACAGTGGCTGGAAAGGTTATCGTAATGTAAACTATAACAGCAACGGTTTCCCACTACCATCAGGTACAAACACTACAGATCCAAATGGTCCTATCGTAAGTGCAAGCGAACCAACTACGCAAAGTGATGGTACTGCTCTTGCTTATGGTGATCTATGGGTAGACACTAGTGATCTTGAGAACTATCCGCTAATCAGTCGTTGGCAACTAGTCGACGGCGAAGACAGATGGGTATTGATCGACAATACTGATCAAGTATCAGGTTCAGGTATCGTATTTGCTGACGCACGTTGGTCAACTGATCAAAATACTATCAACCCAGCAAACGATCCTATCCCAACTATCAAGGGTTTGTTGACAAGCAACAACTTAGACTTAGATGCACCAAATCCAAGTCTATATCCAGTAGGTATGATGTTGTTCAACACACGCCGTTCAGGTTATAACGTCAAGCAGTGGAGAAATAATTACTTCAATTCAGCAAGTTTCCCCGATGAAACATTACCTACTATACGTAGCACATGGGTAAGTGCAAGCGGATTGCAGAGTGACGGTTCACCTTACATGGGTCGCAAGGCTCAGAGAGCGATGGTTGTGTCAGCAATGCGTTCTGTAGTAGACACTAATACTGCAATACGTGATGAAGACAACTATTTCAACTTGATGGCAACACCTAACTATCCAGAACTACAACCTAACATGGTTGTGTTGAATAGTGATCGCGGTGAGACAGGTTACATCTTGGGTGACACTCCAATGGGATTACCTGATGATGCAACAGCAATTCAAGCATGGGCAACTAATGCCGCAGGTGCAACAAGCACAGGTGAAGATGGTTGTGTAACACGCAACACTTATCTAGGCTTGTTCTACCCAAGTGGAATTGCAAATGACTTGAGCGGTAACGAAGTAGCAGTTCCAGCATCACACATGATGTTGCGTACATTCTTGCGTAACGATACAGTCGCTTATCCTTGGTTAGCGGCAGCAGGTACTCGTCGTGGTATCATCGACAACGCATTGAATATCGGTTACTTGGATCGTGCAACTGGTGAGTTCCAAGTCATCAAGACACGTATCGGTATACGTGATGTTCTCTACATCAACTTCATCAACCCACTAGTGTTCTTCACTGGCAATGGATTGTTGAACTATGGTAACAAGACATCATTCAATAGTCAAAGCGCATTGGATAGAACAAACGTAGCACGTTTGGTCGCTTATATCCGTCGTCAATTGACTATAGCCGCAAGACCGTTCGTATTCGAACCAAACGATGCATTGACTCGTCAGCAAATTTCTGGCGTTGTTGAATCGTTGTTCGTTGATCTTGTTGCTAAACGAGGCATCTATGACTACTTGGTAGTCTGCGATGAATCAAACAACACCCCTGCTAGAATAGATCGCAATGAATTGTGGGTCGATGTCGCAGTTGAGCCTGTCAAGGCTGCTGAATTCATCTACATCCCAGTTCGTATCTTGAACACAGGTGAGTTGTCAGGAGCATAATAAAAAGATAGAGAGAGTCTCTAAGAGGCTCTCTCACTTATGATAAATACTATAAAGTAGGAGAATTTACAAATGGCAACAGCCTCACAATCATTGTTTAACATGACAGTCGCATCTGATAATGCCGGAGGCAATCAGGGCCTGTTGATGCCAAAACTACAATATCGCTTCAGAGTTAATTTCTTGAACTTTGGCGTCGATGCGGCCGGCGGTCTAGCGTTAACTAAGCAAGTTATTGACGTGGCAAGACCCCAGATACAGTTCCAAGAAATCACACTTCCAGTTTACAACTCAACATTGTATCTTGCTGGTAAGTATGCATGGCAGCCTATCACAGTAAACGTTCGTGATGATGCATCAGGTACAGTTTCAAGAGCAGTTGGACAACAAGTTCAAAAGCAATTAGATTTCGTAGAGCAAGCATCTGCGGCAACTGGTCAAGACTATAAGTTCCAGACTAACATCGAAATATTAGATGGTGGTAACGGTACTACTGCACCAGTAGTCTTAGAAACATGGGAACTATATGGTTGCTTTGTACAGACTGTAAACTACAATACATTGAACTATGGTACTAACGAGGCTGTAACGATAGCATTGACATTACGTTATGACAACGCAATACAATCACCACTCGCTTCTGGCGTTGGTGCAAGTATCGGAAGAATCTTGACTGGCGATTCAGTAACAGGCCTTGGCGCCTAACTAATAGTTAGGGTCTCCTGGTGCAGGTTGGATTTATTCAAGACCTACTTAAAGGCGCTGCCGGAGCAGTCTTCGGCAGCGATTACCTTAGAGACTATAGGCACGCCGCAAAAACATTTAGGACTAATAGTTATCAAAACGCTCCTAAATATAAATTCATATTTCATACCTACTTTAACATCAATGTCGAAGCGTGGCCAGATTCAGTAGATAAAAATATAGGTTTATTAGTTAAAGATGTAAAACTTCCCTCGTATGGTTTTAACACAATACAACTCAATCAATATAATCGTAAACGTATCGTACAGACTAAAATAAAATACGACCCTGTAAACATAAGTTTTCATGATGATAATGACAACCTCATCAATAGAATGTGGTATAATTATTATACGTATTATTATGCAGATGCAACTAAACCTACTGTATTTTTAGGTAAGCGAGGCGCGATACCACCTAATAATGATAATAGCAGTTCTGCACAAACTACTAACGCAGATTATAATATAACAAATATCTATGACGATAGCATAAGCGGAAATGATAATTGGGGTTATATCGGCGAGACCGCTACTCCAAAATTTGGACACAAGGTTCCTTTCTTTAAGAACATTACAGTGTTTGGTTTCAATCAACATGCATTCACTGCTTATACTTTAATAAACCCTATTATAACTAACTTTGCACATGACACATACAGTTATGCTGATGGTGCAGGAGTCATGCAAAATCAAATGACAGTAGATTATGAAACTGTAGTTTACAATGAAGGTGCTATTGACGGTAGAGCACCCGGCGATATAGTTACAGGTTTTGGTGATCCAGCAACATACGATAGAAAACCAAGTCCTATCATGATGCCAGGAGCCAATGGTAGCATATTAGGTCAAGGTGGATTAGTTGATGCAGCCGGTGGCGCAGTTAAAAGTTTCAGCGATGGTAATATTTTAGGCGCACTACGTACAGCAGGCACAGCATATAATACGTTTAAAAATATCAACTTGAAACAAACAGCAAAAGCAGAACTCGAAAACATGGTAGCACAGGCAGCATGGCAGTTCGGTAGCCCTATCAGTAAAAATAGAAATATATTATTCGACATTCCTAATAAATCAGTCACTCCTTATACAGTAGGCACTGCCGGTGCACCTACTATCAGCAATCCTCCTACTCCGAACCCTGTAACTCCTGTCTCTAATGCAGGAGTTCAAGTAAGAACTACTTACAATAATAAATAAGACATGGCATTAATAGTAACACAAACCGAAAGCATTGACAGGACAGTAAAGATTTTTGATAATTTTTACAATGTCGCTGTCACAGTACCTACAAATGAATATGATATAGTATTAAGTTATTTTAAAAGTGTATGCGAGACAGAATCAATAGCACAAAATTTTACAGCATTCTTTTTTAGAGTATCACAAGAATCAGGCATAAACGCAATAACATTATTAGAAAATATTAAAGGCACAACTAAAAATAAACTAGAAGTAAATCAATATCTCGCATACTACCTAAATAGTTTTAAATCAAAAACAAGCCTTTATGGGGTAGCAACTATACCCAGACCTGTACAACCAGTGGCACGTAACGTAGTTTTATGACATGGCTAATTACGCACAAGGTAAATACCAAGTAAAGAACAAACACAAATACGTAGGCAAAACAGTGCCTAAATATCGTTCAGGTTGGGAATTAACATTCATGATGTTTTGTGATAACCACGATAGCGTATTACAGTGGGCTAGTGAATCTATACAAATACCCTACAGGAATCCACTGACGGGTAAACAGACTGTTTATATACCTGACTTTTTTGTTTTATACCAAGATAGATTAGGTCATCAACGAGCAGAGATAGTAGAGATAAAACCCAAAAAACAAAGTCTCATTGAGAGCAGAGTGGCTAGTGCAAGAGAAAGAGTCACGGTAGCATTGAATCATGCAAAATGGGCGGCTGCTATGGCCTATTGTAAAAGGATAGGTTGTACATTTAGAGTAGTTACTGAAGATGATTTGTTCTACAAGGGCAAACGCAAATAAATAATGCATGACCAGAAAACTTGAAGAATTATTCAATCTCTCTCAATCTGAAGAGAGTACCGAAGAGTTTCAGTTACCGCCTGAGACTCAGGAAGTAACGGTATCTGCACTCAATAACCTCGAAAAGATCGAAAATGCATTACCTCAAGTCAGGGGTCTTGAAACCGCTGACGTAGAGATGGACGAACTAGCCAACCTAGCACAAAACAGTTATAAGGACTTGATGGATCTAGGAATGCAAGTAGATAGTCGCTTTAGTAGCGAGATTTTCGGTGTTGCAGGAACTATGCTAGGACATGCTATCACAGCAAAAACAGCCAAAGTAAGCAAAAAACTCAAGATGATTGAGTTGCAGTTAAAGAAGGCCGCGCTAGACCAGAAGCAATCTAGCAAAGACAAAGAGATAGACAACACTCCGTTAGGTGAGGGTAAAGCACTTGATCGTAATGAGATACTCAAGGCACTTCTTGACAAAAAGACGGATAAATGATAAATATTAGATACGGGAATTATAAGATATGAAAAGCCTAAAACAATACATTGCTGAAAGCGTACATCTATATGATGTCACTATTAAGATCGCGGGTGAAGTGGATAAGAACTTCTTAGATTTGTTCATATTCAATTTAAAGAAGTTTGAACCAGCAGGACCAATCACTCCTAAGACACTTCCTATTGCTAAAGACCCATATGGATTTCCTGGCGTACATAACGAACCAGTGACACTATTAAAGTGCAAGTTCCGTTATCCATGCACTGAGCCAATGGTACAACAGTTGGCACAATTATTAGGCTATAATTTGAATTATGTTCGTTTGGTTGATAGCAAGTATGACGATAGCATCAATCGTGAGCAAGAAGAATATGCTAATCAAATGAATCCTAACACAAAAGATTTTGATAAGATTAGCGGAGCAGATCAGGCAAATAAAGATTATGCTGATTCATATCTAAGTAGCATCAAAGAACAGAGCAAGGATTCACAGATAATGATTCCTTATTCAGCGAAAGAAACACCGGACAGTTTTGATCCATTCAAGCCTTATTTGGATGACAAGAGCATGGGTGATAAGAGTCCTATGACAAATATCAAACGTCCAGAAAAGCCAAAAACAGGCGCAATGGTATAAGAGGAACCGATCATGGATTTTAGAAAATTTCTAGAAATGGTTAATGAAGAAGATGCATATGATAAAGATGCTAAATCTTCTGACAAGCCACACGATAAAAAAGCAGCCGCAGAACGTGCTAAGAAAGCGGCATTGGCTGCTAAAGATAAAAAGAAATCTTTGAAAGATTGGTTTGAAACCATCGACAAGAATATGATTAACGAAGCAGATCAATTGACTATTGAACCTGCAAAACAATCAGCACAAGTTATTAAAAAAGGTAATGAAGTGATTGGCTCAGTAACTAATCCTGCACTTGCCGCAACAATCAAATCAGCGATCGGTAAAGGTGAGATGTCACTAGCCGGAGACGAAATGAAAGAAGACGCTCTTGATGAGAAATGGGCCGGCGATGCTAAGGTGGAGCCAACTGGTCAATATGCAGGTAAGAGTGTTGAAGAATTGAAATCAATGCTTACTAAATTAAAGAAGAGTGGCCCACACAAAGAAGGTACTCCTGGCTTTAAGAGAATGCGTCAGATCATGTTCGCCATCCGTGCCAAGAAAGATTGGAAGGGCGGAGTTGACGAAGCATCAGTAGAAGAAAGTGGTCTTCAAGCATACTTAGGTAAAAAGAAGTATGGCAAAGAAGGCATGGCTGCTCTACAACAGGCAGGTCGCGATGGCGCAAGCAAAGAAAAGATGGCACAGATTCGCGCAAAGCACGACAAACTAGATGAAGTTCAGGTTGACGAGAAAGCAAAGAATCCTTATGCTGTAGGCATGGCACAAGCCATGAAATCAGCAGGTGATAAACCACCATTAAAGAAATCAACAATCACTAAAGCACACGACATTGCTAAGTCAATTAAGAAAACTGACGAAGCAGAAATTCCACATGCAGGTCCAGACTACGGTGCTGGATTAGGCGCTGGTCGTAGTCAAAAAACATTAGAAGCGAAAAAAGATTTTGCAGGTAAGTTTCAAAAAAATATAGATAAGTCTAATAAAGACAAAAAAGAAACTGAAGAAAAAGTAAAATCGCATCAAAAAGATGAAAAGAAAAAGAAGGTAGACGAAGCAATGAATACATTAGAAGCAGCCTATCACGAAGGCAAATCACACGGATTGAGCAAGTCAAATTATGCTTGCCGCTATAACGAAGGCAGTGATGA